CACCGTGGGGTTGAAGTTGGAAGTCCTCTTGGTGCTTACACATATTGAAGAAAAAAATTATAAAAATTTTTGGAAAATAAAAAATACTCCTTATCTTTGTAAAAATTTAACTCATGGGAAAATACAATAAAGTGGCTGGAATATATGTGATAACAAATATCCAGAATAATAAGAAGTACGTGGGACATTCCAAAGACATTAGAAAACGGTGGGATTCACATAAACACGATCTTCGTAGAAACATTAGTAAACATGTCCATCTTCAAGCTGCTTGGAATTTGTATGGAGAACAATTTTTCACATTCTCTTTTTTAGAACTCATGCAATTAGGATTAACAAAACAGCAATATGAAGAAGTGAAAACCAAATGGGTATTACAATTTAATTCTCATTTACCTGAGTATGGATATAATAGTACACTTCCAGGTTCTATTCCTTTAGATAAAAAAAATACTAATAGAGAGAGAAGAGCTCTTGCAGACTATATATGTATCAATTCTCTCTCTGGAGAAATTCTTCATCTTTCAGGAACAAAAGCTGTTAAAGAAGCTATATTCATTTCTCCTAATAAGGTAGAAGATCTCTCGTCTTATTGGAAAGGAAAAGGAAGAAGGAAATCTCTCCATGGATGGATGATTGTTAAAAAGGATGAGTACAATGAATCATTTGATTACATTAACTATAAGAAGGATAAGGTAATTAATTATAAATATGGGCATAAAGCAACATGGAAGGATTATCATTATAACACCTATGTAAAGAAGTCTCCTGAAGAGTATATTAAAAGAGAAGACAGAAATTTAAAGAGGGTTTCTATTCTTGCTCATAATATTGAAACAGGAGAAGAGAGAGTGTATTCTATGATAAAGGATTCATCTAAGGATTTTTTAGTGCATAAGGTATATAAATGTATTGATAATGAGTATGGTAAGTATAAACACAGAGGATATTACTTTAAGAGACTTTAACTTTTTTGATTATAAATGTTGACTTTTCACTAAATATGTTTATATTTGTATCTTGAATTCATTAAGAACTACATACGATGATTGTTCAGAAATTGAAAAAGGTAAATGAGGATAGGTATCAGTTGGCTGAGAAGTACTACGAGATATTGTCCTCATTGAATTCTCTGGAATTGACCAAGAGAGAGGTACAGTTGATGGCTTACGCTGCCATCCATGGAAACATTTCTTACACTCATATTAAGAATGATTTTTGTGAGAAGTATAGTACATCGGTACAAACCATTTATAATATTGTTTCCAAACTCATGAAATTGAAAGTTCTTATAAAGGACAATGGGAAGATAAAAGTAAATCCTGTCATTGCTTTGAATTTCAATGATGCAATTAAGTTAGAAATCATGCTGGTGTTTAATTCTCCTCTGGTGGCATAATTATGGATAAGCCTGTTTCTCTTTCTGTTAAAGCTTGGATTATCAGGAATATGTCTGTAAGGACACAGACACAGGAGTCACTTATAGAGACCGTGATCAATCACCAGTTTGATTCTGCCTATATTGCTTTGGACAATTGTAATAGTTTGGAGTTCTCTGGGTTTGGTAAATTGTTCTTTAACAAACCAAAGGCTCTTAAGAAACTGGAAAAGTTCAAGAGTCAGATGAACGAGTTTCATCGGATTATTGAGGATCCTTTAACAACAGATGTAAAGAGAAGAAACATTGAATTAAAACTGGAATCAACAATAAAGAACTTTAATTATCTAAATACCAAGCTGAATGAATGTACATCATATCATAGAAGGGTGGAGGAACAAGTGGTTCCCCTCGAAGAAGTTGAAAGGAATGATATTGAGAGTGAGCCATGATCGACTCTTCATATGTGGTCAATGCTGTCATAACTCGAAGTTTCACAATTCTATAAGACTTGATGAACATTGTATTCTTTGTGGCTGCACTCTGTCAGCAAAAGTTAAATGTCTCTCCTGTGGGTGTGATGTGCATAAATGGGAGCCTATAATGACTTCTGAACAAGAAGAAGAAATTAAGGAAATAGATGAACAAGAATAAACAATTGGAGATTAAGAAGATTCCATTAAGAGGACTCATTGATATGTTAATAAACATATACAACAATGATGTCGATTATGTGAATATGATGGTGGAGAAAGGAGACCATCAGGACACTATTTGGCTTGTTGAGGATAATTCTAAAAATCAAAAATATACGGAGATTAAGAAAGAAACTATTAATTTTGAGGATCTTGGATGATGGCCGTAAAGAAGAACACCTATATAACAGCAGAATTAGATTTTGCTGAACAATCCTTACAAGAGTGGAGAAAGTATATAGAAGCAAATCCTATTGATGGAGTGGAAGACAGATGGGGAAAGAAAGAGATGCCTAAAGGAGGATATGCTTGGGTAGTAACTGCTACAAAAGAACAACAGATAAAATGTATACAGGATACTCTGTCTAGATATTTACAACTACTTGAGGTTGTTAATAATCTTAGGGAGAAGGAGGAAGCTAAAATTGAGGTGAGAGGAAAAGTAAATTTAGGAACTCAGGCTCAGGATTTTTTGGATAAACGCAATGGAGGATAATAAACTACAGTCAGTAGATTATAAAGATTGGTTCATAAATCAAAAGAGAATACCAGATAAGGAGTCACAGGAATATGCCTCCTTTTTTGCCTTTCATAAGGAACTATGTCTCCATGGATGTATGATGGAGAATGAATATATTAATCCGTTTCTCTATTGGCATTTGAATGTGTGGCATACGGAGGTGGATTATGTTGATGAATGGGGACGTATTAGTGATAAGTATGCCAATCCTCTATTAAGGGACAATGAATGGATTGTTACCAATGAAATAGAAAGAGCACATAAAGAACGTAAAGGATTAGTAATCTTAGGATTACGAAGATTTGCAAAATCAGTTCTCGAAGCTTCTTATATAGGATGGGGAGCAACTTTTGATGAAAACTCTCAGAATGTAATTGCTGGATTGAATGCTCCAGATATAAAACTAATTACAGATAAGCTTGATAAGGGACTGAACTTTCTTCCTGAAGCTTGGAGATGGCAGAGAGTGGAGGATGATTGGAAGAAACAAGTGACTCTTGGTATTAAAACTAAAGCAGGAGAGAGAATACCATTTTCCCAAATCCTTATACGAAACTTGGATGAGGGTAATAATGAGGAGGCTATTGCAGGTACTAAACCCCGTAAGCTTATTATTGATGAAATTGGAAAGGGATCTTTCTTAAGGGGATTAAAAGCTGCAGAACCTGGATTCACCACACCTTTTGGATGGGCATGCTCTCCCATCCTCACTGGAACAGGTGGAGATATGAAGAAATTTGGTGACGCTAAAACGTTGATGTTCAATGTACATAACTATAATTTTCTTACCTATAACAATGAGAAGGATACTAAAAGAGTACACGGACTATATCTATCCTATAAGTACAGGATGGAAGCAAAAGATCCTTCTTCATTAGGAGAGTTTCTTAACAAACCAAAAGACAGCGGTCTATATAAAATACCAATGCTTGTTTCCAATGAAGCAAAAGCAAAAGAGATTACAGATCATAATTTAGAAATATTAAAAAAAGGAAGTGATAGAATAGTATATCTAAAGGAGAAGATGTACTATCCAGATAAGGTTGATGATATCTTTTCCAATGAGGATACTAATATATTTGATATTGAAGCAGCTAAGAGACAAAAGAGCAAACTATTAGCACAGGAAAGAACAGGCACTCCTGTTATTCTCTTTATGGAGGAGAATGGAGTCCATCATGAGTTTACGGATAAATTACCAATTACAAATTTTCCATTAAATCCAAGTGATTCAAAAGATGCTCCTGTAGTGATATATGAGTTTCCAGTTGAGAATCCTCCTTATGGCTTATACTGCGCTGGTGTGGATCCATATCGGCAGGGGCAAGCTAAATATAGCAACTCTCTTGGAGCAGTATACATCTATAAGAGAATGCATGATCTTACGGGGGAAAAGTTTCAGGATATGTTTGTTGCATCTTATGTAGCAAGACCTGATAAAAAAGAAACATGGGAAGAACAGTCAAGACTTCTAATTAAATATTATAATGCCAGAACGCTATGTGAGAATGATGAAATCTCTTTTATAGAATATATGAAAGCAAAAGGAGATGCTCATTATCTGGAAGCACAACCAAGATGGTTGTTAGAGATAATCCCAAATACCACAGTACACCGTGAATATGGTATTCATAGAAGTGCAACTAAGGTGATAGATTATCTACATGGATGTTTTAAGAAATATATGGAAGAAGTTGTTCATACAGAAAGAGATAAAGAAGGAAGTGTAACACGAGAGATATTTGGTATTAATAAAATATTTGATCCTGTTCTTCTTGAAGAGGTGATACAATATAATGATGATGGAAATTTTGACCGTATTGTTGCTGCAGAATTAGCAATAGCACAGGCACTTAAAATGGATCCAATCATAGGAAGGGTTGGAGGAGAATCAGATGCAAGAGTAAAGGCAATGACCAGAAAGGTAAGCAATCCATTATTCCTTCCAGCAAGAATTTTTAAAGGACATCAACGAAAGTTATTTACATAACTACTTAAAAATAAATAAGATGGCAATAATTAGATATACTAAGGATGCAACAATTAGGTATGCCTACCTTAACATATTCCCTGATCAGTTTAAAACAGAGAAAGAGAAGAAAGATGAAAGCTGGGTGAAAAACACCATGGACTACTTTGCTAATAAAGCTTATGCAGAATATACAAAGAATAGAGATCCTCGTACAGGATTCGTAAAGAATTATGATTTGATAAAAGGCATTCTTCATGCTGAAGATTTCTATCAGGAGCCTGAAGTAAAGTCCTTTACAGAAATTCTTGAAAAGGATATGGAGCTTCCTAAATATGTACAGCACTATTCTATTATAACAACACCCATTAATGAATTAGTGGGAGAAATAAGTAAGAGACCAGATCTTTATAGGATAAAAGCTTTCGATGATGATAGTAGAGCTGAAGAATTACAATTCAAGACAGATATCCTTCAGGAATATGCAATGAATGAAGCTAAGAATCAGATTCTTGCAAAAGCTGCTAGACAGGGGCAAGAGATTCCTGACGATCAATTACAGAAGATGACTTTTGAAGAAGTGAAGGATCAAATAGATAGCTACACCTCTGTAGCTGAAAAATGGGGAAATCATATTCTTACCTGTCAGAAGGCAGAGTTTAATATAAAGGAAAAGAGTGAGGATACATTCAGAGATCTCAATATATCATCCAGGGAGTTTTATCACCTCTATGAAGATAACTCAAAATTGGGATTCAATGTAGAGGTGGCAAATCCAAAGAATACATGGTTTCTCACCACTCCAGATAGGAAATATATTAGCGATCCTTCTGGAAGAGCTCAAGGAGCCTATGCAACAGGACTTGTTAATGTAATGGAATTGTCAGAGATTATAGAAACCTTTCCGGATATAACTAAAGAGGAGATTGACCATTTAAGAAGCTCTCTTCAGGATTATGGACTTATCAACGTAAGAGAATCTAATTTAGGTAATCCCAATGTTACTCCAGGAACAGATTCTGTACAATATGATACTTATGATCCTTTAGTTCTTCAGACAAGAATGATGATTGAGTCTGAAATGAAAGAGAACTCAGATACATTAAAAGACTTCTTAGGCTTAACTTCCAATGTTAGTTCCTTTGGATACAAATATGTAGTGGTGAGGGCTTATTGGATATCTAAAAAGAAAATAGGAAAGCTCATCTATCTGGATGAATTGGGAAATGAACAATCCTGGTTAGTTGATGAAGGATATAAAAAAGGAACTATCCCCACAGAGCAAAGTCTGGAATGGGGTTGGGCTAATCAATGGTATATGGGGGATAAAATTGGTCCAGACATTTATCATGTAAAACCTTTTAATCTATTAAACTATTCCCCCATCATCGGAACAGTATATGAGGTGAAGAATACAGAGGCTCGTTCTACAGTGGATTTAATGAAACCTTTTCAGGTTATATATAATATATGTATGAATCAACTTTTCAAACTTCTTGAGAAGGAAATTGGAAACGTTGCCTCAATTAATATAAGAAGAGTTCCTGTTCCAAAGGATGGAGATGCTCAGGATGCTTTGGATATATGGGAAATGGAAGCAAGAAATAGAGGGATTATATTTGATGACGATAGTCCTGAGAATACAAAAGCTCCTGTTAGTAATACCTCCATTGCAAAGAACATTGACTTAACCAGAAGCAATGAAATCCAATCCAGGTATAATCTAGCCCAACAGATGAAGAATGAGTGTTGGGAACTTGTGGGTCTCTCTAAACAACGTTTAGGAAGTGTCAGTGCAAGTGAATCTGCTACAGGTACTAATACAGCTGTACAACAGAGTTACTCACAGACAGAACCTCTCTTTGTTGCTCATGAATATGTCCTGGGTCAATTATATCAGGCAATCATTGACGCTGCTCAATATATAGAAAGTTCAAAACCTTCTTCAACTATTTCATATGTTACAGATGAAGGAGAGAATGCTTTCATTAGTATCAATGGAACAGATTTAAAGTTTCGTGATTTGAAAGTATTTCCAACCAATCGTCCTGA